GATAATAAGTTTTACTATTTGTTGGTCCGGGTACTGCGTTATATATAGGAACAGTCAAACTCTTATATGAATTAGGGAAAAGCTTTTTAATGTTCAATAAATCAGCTAAACTATTCAACCCCAATGTTTTACAATTTAACGGGATTAATACATCTTGTAAATCCTGTCCTACAATGATTAGAAAAGCACCATATATTTGTTGCTGTTGCTGTGTTGTAATTGTTGATGCTGTTCCTTTAGCTATATCATCAATTTCAGAACTTAATAGTCCAGCAGACAGCAATGCTACGCTCAACGATTGCGACATAGCATTATTTTTTCTAATAGTCTGTAATAATACAGAGGGCAAGCCAAAAGACTGTATCTTTGATAAGTCTATCACTTTGCCAGCAGTAATACAATCCTGTCCAAAAGCAGCGGTAGCAAGACTAACGCCAGTAATGTCGGCGCTAATCAGGTCATCCATGTTGCTATAGGTGCCCTTAAGGAAAGTCTTACTATCCTGCATGGCATTGATAGCAGTATTAGAATAATTTACAAACCCATCGGATGACAAGAAAGATGCTAGAAAATCTTTATATTCAGGCATACCACTTCCATCCGGGATACCATTCCAATTGAATTCATTCCATGCTTGTAGGGCCATTAATCTAATGTAACCCCACTGTGTCACACTAACATTAGGATTACTTACATAATACGGCAACCATGAGGCTGCTTGTCCTTGTCCCACATCACCAGCAATACTATATCCTGTCGTAGCTGGTGTGCCGGCAGCAAGCCATCTGCCACTTGGGTCAACTCTAGCATATGAACTGGGTGGTGTGTTACCCAAGGCAGGCACCGTCGATGTTCCGATATGTATTAGATTGTTGTATACCGTATTAGTTACTGTCTTTGTAGACCCAGAATCTGCCACACCTCTAAGATACGCATCATTAATAGCCCATGTCAACATCCGCAAACATGCAGCGGATACAACACTACCAAAACTGTAGTCTGAATTAGTTTTACTAATACCCATATATCCTTGGGCAATAGGATTAATGTGAAACCCTTTGTTCTGTAACAAAGAGCCATTTACGTTAACACCTAAGGGGGTTTGTTTTCCTGATTCGCTCATGGGCAATATACATCCGGGCTACCTTGAACTATACTATGACCACATGTATTACCTGAACCAACTCGCAGTACAGGATCATTTTCAGCAAAAACAGACGGGCTACCCTCGGTTGTCTTGGCAGCATCATGCGGTGGATGCGGCTTACCCCATGGAGCGTGTGGGGTAATCTGACTAACGTGTAATCCTACAGGAATTCCATTGGCAAACACCGTGCCGGCGCCACGCATTATGGCGCCACCTGGTGCGTTCGTATCTCCCTGTCTTGCTAATTGTGGCATTTTATCCTAAAATTAATTTCTTATCCGGTACTTTAATACCAGTCGTTGCTTCAATATACTTCATTCTTACACTATCATCAGTAAGAGCGAAAATAGAAACACTGTTAGTATTTAGTCTAACTTCAACCTTCGGATCTGAGGTAAACATACTAGGGACCAATCCCATTCCTTGTGGGCTAGGCGCAATTGAGACTGGATCTTCGATAATAAGCCACGGTAAGATAGCATTTTTGACCTTGGCTATTAATTCTTCACCGCTATTTAATTTAAAAGTGTAAACACTACCTGCTGTAATTTCAACGTTCATTTTTTTCCTTTATGCTGCTAATGCTAATTTTTGCTTGAGTTCATTGAACCCACCCACATATTCTTCATTTATAAAAATCTGTGGAACTGTTCTGGCAGTTGGTACTGCTTCTATTAATTGTTGTTTTGTCCATCCATCACCTATCTTACGTTCTTCATATTGAATACCTCTGCTAGCCAATAATGCTTTAGCTTGATCACAATACGCACATCTAGTTTGACTCCATACAATAGCTTTCATATTTTTCTCCTTGTTATAATTTTTTATAATACTGGCTTGAATTAGCATCAAATAACACACTTGAAGCATCCCATTCGCCCCACAAACCACTGACTAACCTTATTTTCAAAAACTGATAGAATAACTCATTAATCTCTGGTGTAAAATGTCCTGAAATGTAATTAGGATTCTCTGCCCATTTTATATTGTCATCCAAACTGTTAAGACCTAACAGCGCCATTTGATCTTTGTATAAAGTATATAGACATTGTTCAGCCCTAAGATTTAATTTATTTAATAGATGGGCTGGCACCCAAGTTGTACATTGAACGAATGTAACATTGGGATGAAGGCGATTGACATTTTCAACCATCAACAATGACATATTTACATCATGCTCATATTTAGAAGATTTGTACCATCCTCTTAAGTCATTTAGTGTATCTAGTTCTGCGTCGGTGAGTTTCTTTGTTTTAGCAAATAACTCTAAGTGGGGCAGACTAACGATATTACTCACTCCGTCACTTTCAAAGTTTAATGACTGAAAGTAACGACCGGGGATGGTTATTAAAAATATTATGGTATCATGTAGATGATATGTATCTAAGAATAGTTTATAACAATGATAGATGGAGGCGCCACTCTCACTATAATTTGTTACTGATACATTAGTCTCTTTCTCTAAGAGTCTAGACCAATGATACTCCATACCGGGGCCGTCTTTACCATTTATTTTAGGTAAAGACGCGGACCCGAAACTATCTCCGTACAACCCGATACTTTTCATTATTACCGTATAGGACAAGCACCCGACGCACACTCAGCGTCATCAATGCCAATGTCACCTTCATCAATTGCTGTGATTAATCTGGTATTTGCCACCATCTCGTTATATTGTTCTTCGGTGATTTCCTCTAAGGGGGCTTGTTTGAAACCGTGTTCATGGTGTAGCAAGAATGATAGACTCTTATGATTTGTCTTGTAATTCTTTTTCAAATACTTTCGAATTTCAGGAAGTTCTTCTTTCCTGTAATAAATTGTACAACTTACGCTATTATCAGACCAGACAGTCTGTAGCCACTTAACTGTTTCAAGTTGCTGAATAGCAGTAACATCTTTAGCTAATATGGCATGATCTGAATGCCTAAAGGGGAACGATACTACTACTGTTCCGTGATCCATTGATCCGTCAAAGTTTAGTTGATACTCGACATGATAACCATGCTCACGACATGTCTGTACCAGGCTATGATTCGCTGAAATACGAATACGACGAATCATGAATCTAGCGTAAGCTGGGTGGGCGCCGGGTGTAACACCTGGCATCAACGAAACAGTACCACTTGGTTTGACTGTTGTTAGCTTAATAGATGGATTAAATCCGTGTTCCTTGCTGTACTTTTCATCGTATTCTCGTAGTAGAGGATAGACTTCATTCAACCAACTCTTTTGTTGTTCGGTTGATTCAAGTACACCTGTAATGCCAATGCCCATACGCATGTTCTTATGTACGATGGTTTCGGTAGCATCTAAGTGACACGGGAGAGAAAGTGAGTGTTTGTTGATGCGATATAATAAAGTGGCAACATCTAAAAATTCCTCTTTAGATATAATGTTTGGAAGGAAAATTTCAGCAAGGCAGCAAGTTTCTTTATCAGCAAGAGATTGCTCCGCACACGGATTGTAGCCCATTACATCTGGATCAGAGTATTGGGTCTCTCCTAGACGACCTACTTTGCGTGAGAGTTTCATGTTGATAAGACCGTAGGGCTCACCCTTGCCTTCATATCCTTCCCAGAAGTAATCATGTAGATTGTTAATATCGTTACATACTACTGAGTTATTACTCATAGCACGCCAAGAAGGAATATTACCCATATCCCAACGCTTAGCCAATAAAAATTCTACATCATCTTCATCACCGATTGCGATTTGTGCCGAACGACGAACATTTCCTGCCACAACGACGGCACCGATAATATTCATAATATCTAGACAGTCAACTGGGCGAACTTTGCGGCCGGCTCTGCGTTCTAATACTTGACCGATCTTGTTTATACCCCAAACTAAATCTTCTGGGCCAGATGCTGTTCCACCAAATCCTTTGATAGGGGCGCCCTTGCCGCGAATCAATTGAGTAGCATACGTGAATGTTTGCTTGCCGCTCTTATGTGCCAGAAATGCTGCTTTGAGAGTCTTGCCAAGCAATGCCACCCATCCTTCACGACTATCAGGGACAATGAAGTCAGCATCATTAGTGTCTTTGCGAGTTGGGCATTGAAAGTTTTCTTTAACAATTGGCAGCTTATCAACGTTTTCTTTTTGAATGTTGTATCCCACACCAGAACCCAACATCAACAGATCCATTGCCCAGGTGAATGGCTCAACCGGCTTGTCAACTACTGTGAAAGCGCAGTTTTGTAGACTACTGAGTCCAAGACGTTCTACTGTTGGGGTGCCCAGTTGCCAGAGAAATCTCCCTGCTACAGTTCCCTTGAGAGTCAGTAAATATTTTCGTAATCGGGTTGACTCATCCTCAGTAAAACCACATTTTAATTGTTCTTGTGCTGCGTTAATTACTCTATTAACTGTATCTGAAAATTCTTCTGTCGGACTAAGCGGATCTAATTCGTTTAATCGCCTTGCGTATGTGCGTTTGTATGTTAAATATCCTATTGAACTCCATGGAGTGGTGACTGTTTCTTCCATTATTTTTCCTTTTATTTTATATGTTTGACGATCTGGCCTAGATCAAATTTGGCATTGATTTTAAAATCTTTTAGAGTATTACTTAGCACGGAATTGGGGTAATAATTAAGTATATATTTTGCGTTATCAACAAGGACTAGTACAACATCTTCTCTATTATCGTCTTTTGCGTCTACAAAGTCAATATCCTGTATACCCAACATTAGCAAAGTATAGACCATGCCTAAGGCTCTAGCGTATTGACAGTAATTATTTTCGTATATGAGGTCCCAGGGTCCGGGCCATATATGAATATCAGTTGGGTGTAGATAGTGATTAACTAGCGGGCATTGCTGCCAGAAAGCATCTATTCGTATACATTGTTGTTGAATATCTAGGTTTTTTAGTTCTTGTCGTAGTGCGAACCACTCTTGTAGTCGATTTTCGTAGGTACCTTGAAAGCTATTCATAGATACTTACTTATCTACTATTTCATTTGAAGGTAAATAAAAATGGTACAATTAATTGTACCATTTCGTATAGAATTATACTCTGCCTACAACAACTTCAATAACACCAAAAGCATCACTAAAGTTCTCAAGTGCTTTACCTATGATTGTACCGGCACGCGCCTCGTTGTTTGCTTTAGCATATCCGTCCTTAGCAGAGACCATCAGATCGCCCTTCTCTACTGGACCGTAAACTTTACACGGAACACGACCTTGTAGTGCTATGGCAACTACGTGATCACCTTCAAGATTACCATTCATCAAGTGTGCTGGGTTAGTAGATACAACGCCTGCTACTTTTCTAGTGTCAGCACTGTTAGCGATGGTAACTTCATGCTCGCCGCCGAATTCAAGAACAGTGCCTGCTTCATAATCAGCATCAGCCAGATAATTTTCTGCCAAGTCAGCGTATAATGCTTTAGTTGCTGTCCCGATAAAATACCCTGCTGAGTACACATTACCTGTATCACTATCTAAGAATATTCTGCCTATACCTGAGGATGCGACATACATGCCCCAATGGTTCACCGGAGCTCCAGAAACACCGCTAGTTAGATTACATGAACCACCTGTATATCCATATCCTATACCATACATTTGATTCAAGCTAATTGCGTTCGGAACATACGTACCACCGATAGTGTAGATGGCGCCGGGCGTACTGCCTGCCGTTTCAACGGTAGCGTAATTACCACTTAACCATCCACCGGTAACACTAGTTCTTACGATAGGACCGTTGATGTTCAACCCGGTTAACACACCAACAGAAGTGATGTTACCCTGTGCGTTTGTTGTTACTGTACCTGCTGTTCCTGCGCTACCTGCTGACACCGCGTATGTCGCATTAGCAACTGTACCAGTTACATTTCCACCCGCAACTGCGTTTGCTGTTGCTGCGTAGTTAACTTGACCGCTGACATTAGCACCCGCAACTGCGTTTGCTGTTGTTGCGTAAGTTGCCAATCCAGCAGATGCCACATTTAAGTTAGCAACTAGTGTAGTAGAAGTTACTGTTAGTGGAGCAGTGCCGGTTGCCACATTAGATACGAGAGTGCTTGCGGTAACTGTACCGGACACACCCAATGAACTTAATGTTCCAACTGATGTTATGTTCGGTTGAGCATTGGTAGAAATTGTTGCTGCGTAACCATCGATACTTGTAATACCAGTTAATGATTGCGCCGCAGATCCTCTATTCAAGGTGATAGCAGTCGTACCAATATAATGTGTACTATTACCCAACACTGTCGAATTGATAGTACCTGTAAAATTAGCACCTTGTAATGAACTCAATCCGTTACCATTACCAGTAAATACCCCTGTATTTGCTGTTATATTGACTGCTGTTACTGTTCCGTTGACACCTAAACCAGTCATTGTTCCGACTGATGTAATGTTCGGTTGAGCATTTGTTGTAACTGTACCGGCAGTTCCTGCGCTTACTGCGTATGTCGCATTGGCAACAGTACCAGTTACATTTCCACCTGCTAATTGGCTTAATCCAGCACCATTGCCGGTAATAAGGCCAGAATTTAATACAATAGTACCATTACCAAACACAGCATTTGCGGTTGAATTGCCAATTGTCAACCCGGTTAACACACCAACAGAAGTGATGTTCGGTTGAGCATTTGTTGTAACTGTGCCTGCCGTAGTTGCCGACGTTGCTGCACCAGATAAATTACCAACAAATGTAGTTGCTGCGAAAGAACCGTTTGCTATGTTAGCAACATAAACTGCGTTTGCCCCTTCTGATAAATTACCACTAGTAGCATTCACAAAAGTAGGATAATATGTTCCAGTTGTCAGTGCGGCAATAGTGCTTGTGTCTCCTATGCCCGCTCTTGCTACATATAAATTAGCAACTTGTGTAGTAGATGTGACTGTAAGTGGGGCGGTACCTATTGCTACATTGGAAACTAAGAAACTGGCAGTTATATTACCAGCAGTAGCAAAGTTACCAGATGTAGTTGTACCTGATACGGTTAACGCACTTAACGTGCCCAATGATGTAATATTCGGTTGTGCTGCCGCTGTCACAGTACCTGCTGTTGTGGCGCCGGCCACATTCAAGTTAGCAACAGTTGTTGTGGACGTTACAGTCAGTGGTGCGGTACCTGTTGCTACATTGGAAACTAAGAAACTAGCAGTTATATTACCAGCAGTAGCAAAGTTACCAGATGTAGTTGTACCTGTTACTCCCAATGAACTTAATGTTCC